AGATTAAGCGCGAGTGGGCCGCCACTGACGTTCACCTCCTGCCGTGGGTTGATTACCGTCTCGGTGACTGGATCATGGTGGAACGCAAGGCTGGCATGGAGCGCCTCCAGGTCGCACAGATCAGCGTCACCCAGAAGGACGGCATGGTGGTGGGGCACACCACCTTCGGGACGGTCCTTGATAGCCTCCTGGGGCGCCTTACGAAGCGCACGAAGGGGATCGTGGGGCTCGCGTCCACGTCGGGTAGTGGCGTGCGCCCTCAGGCCCCTACATCCAAGTATTGGCCTCTCCCCCCGCAAGGACTCACTGGCTCCAGCCGGGCCATCACGAATGCTGACGGGTGGATGCGCGCCCTCGTTGACCTCTCATGGGGCCGGGTGGAGACTGACACTCTCGGTAACGCCGTGGATGTGGTCTCATATGAGGTGTCATGGCAACTCGCCATGTTCGGCTCCAGTATTGCTGGCTCTATGGTTGTTCGTGGCGGGGACTCCACTACCGCCACAATTGGGCCGCTCTTGCCGGGCACTGAGTACCGGTTCTCAGTTCGAGCTCAGTCCAGTAACGCGACTGGCGCCTGGTCGCAGCCGCTCACATTGACAACTGCCCGTGACCTCACCCCACCTCCTGTGCCTTCTAGGCCGGTCCTTTCGCAGTCGCTCGGCATCCTACAGGTGTGGTGGGACTACTCGGGTGCCGATGGGCAGAACATGCCGGCCGATTTTGCTGGCGTGGAAGTGTCTGTACAGCACCCAGGTATCCCGCCCGCGAAGTTCGCGAACATGATCGCCCCCATGCAGCGCACGTCTCTGGCTGGTCTCGAGGTCAGGGACTATGAGGTCTGTCTGCGGTCCTATGATCGCGGCGGCAACAAGTCCGATTGGGGACCCAAGGCGACAATCACTCTTGAGGCGAACATTGACACGAATGCCATTGTCCGCAGCGTTGAGGAGAAGCTTGCGGCCAGCGATGTTCTACAGCGCACCGCTCGCGCTGAGGCTTTGAAGGAGACTCAGAAGCTCTCTGAGGCGATGACGCAGGTTGCGGTATCATTGGTGGAGACGGGCCCCTATCCTCCAGACAAGGGTGTCGTAGACAAGTCGCAGTGGGTGTCCCCGGATGCTCGCGTGTTCACGCTAAGGAAGAAGGGAGACTGATATGCCTTATCAGGGTAACGTTTGGAAGGATGGCCCGGATGGGCGCACCCCCATTACGGCGGCTAAGCTCACGAAGATTGAGGATGGTGTTGCTGCCGCCCAGGCTGAGGCGGAGAAGGCTACCTCCTCGGCTAGTGTGGCTCGCGCTTCACTGGAGAGCGTCAACAACTCCTATCTCTCCATGTTGAACGCAATCGTCCCTGTCGGCGCGGTCCTCCCGTTCTATGGGGGTGAGCCGCCCAGGAACTGGCTCCTCTGTTATGGGCAGGAGGTGAGTCGCAGTGAGTATCCCGACTTGTTTCGGGTTATCGGTACTCGCGCTGGCGCCGGGAATGGGTCAACGACCTTCAATGTGCCTGATCTGCGCGGGAAGGTCATCTACGGTCAGGGAGCACAGGGCTTCTCACAGAACACTGGCGCCACCGTCGGTGAGACCCACCACCAGCTGACCGTCAATGAACTCCCTGCCCACGGGCATGAGATCGTTGATTTCAACAACAGGTCTGCGCATTTCCGCACCGCAGTCTCCAACACGGATATCGGTATCAATGATGCCGGTAATGGGTACACGTATGCCACCGCCTCCGGCGCCACCGTGTTTGATCGGCGCCCCTACGCCAATGACGTTGGCGGCAATACTCCGATCCCGATTCGCCCTCGCGGCTCCGTTGCCGCGATGATTATCCGCGCTAAGTGAGGTGAATTGTGGCCGAAATTAGGGATGAGTACATTCAGTGGCCTGGTGAAGCCACTTTCCCTGGTGAGGATACGACGCCAGCATATGACCGGTACGCCAATGGCAACACGACAGTTCACTCCCATAAGGGGTGGGAGTGGGTTGAGTCCGATAACCCATTCCAGAAGGCCGCCGCAGCCCTGGCGCAGTCCACCATCGAGGCGTCTATTCGGCGCGTGCGCACCACGTTCGGGCAGGTGTTCTACCAGAAGGGGAACGCGTCCGACAAGCCTGACTTCCCGGGTGAGGCGTACGGGGATACGGCCCGCATTCAGGACCCATCCACCCTAGACATTGTTGCCGAATGGAAGTGGAACGGCATTGACTGGGAGCGAGCCCGAGTCTCCGGCGAGCAGATCAGCAACCTGGATGTTGGCCGCCTAACGGCCGGGTCTGCCGCAATCAACGACCTCGCGGCCAGGCGTATCGCAGGCGACATCGGTAAGTTCCTTCAACTCACCACCGACCAGCTCACCGTGACAGGTAACGCCTCATTCGTGGACCTGACCGCGAAGCACGTGTGGACACGCATAATCAATGCGCGCCAGGGCGAGTTTGAGAAGATCAAGGCCGGAATGCTTGACGCTAACTCAGTAACCGCGGATAACATTCGAGTTGGGGCTGTAGACGGACAACTAATCACTGGCGCCACGATCCAGACCAGTAGCCAGAATGAGCGCGGCCTGAAGATCAACAATGACGGCATGCAGGTGTATGCGCGGAATGGGTGGAAGGCCCTCGACATTAACGCCCATTCTGGCGATATTATTATCAACGGCCGGATCGGTAGGCGCGACACTTGGTCGGAGGCGTACTTCACCGACATTGTTTGGGCATCTACTGGCTCCGACGTGGGCCGCAGTGGCGAGAAGATCGGTGTCGGCCTCGCATTCAACTCCCTGGAAGATGACTGGTGGGATGGTTCGATCTATATCTCAAAGTCGTCTGACGGTACTCCAACCATTAAGATGGCGTCCCCGCTGCGTAAAACTGGAGAGAATTCAAAGGATACTCCACGCCCATACATTGCCGTCGGCACGCAGGGTGTAAACCTGTATACAGGTTCAGAGAATGGCTCCTCCTATGGGACGCTAGGACTGTCTAAGTACGGCATTTCCATGACGTCTGGAGCGTCCTTCACCACCATAAGCGACGGAGGCTTCCGCTACGGCAAGAATAACAAGAACATAATCGCGGCGGCACATGACTACGGGTGGCTGCGCTCCCTGAAGCAGGCCGCTATGGACTCCGGTAGTGGATTCTATATCACGAACGAGCAGACCGCCATGGGTTGGAGAAGCCATGGAGTATGGGTCAACAATTCTGGCGTTCATATGACGGGGACGAAGAAGTTTACCATGAGGGTCCCTGGCATGACAGAGAATACCGGGTTGTGGCTATCTCACTCCTGCACCGAATCCCCCTTCGACGGCATCGAATACTGGGAAACCCTAACAGTGGGCCCAGACGGTAAGGTGGCGTGGACGCTTCCTGAATATGTGCCAGCGATCGCCTCGAAAAACGCCCCCTGGATAGTGCTCACATCGTCAGGTAGGGGGCGCCTGGAGAAGACTGGATATGGTGCGGGCGTCGCGCCGTGGGTCGTCCACGTAGAGGGCACCCCAGGGGAGGAGGTCTCGATCTTGGTGAAGGGTGCGCGCATCATAGATACCACATCCGACGACGGGGCGGTCACATGGGTTGACTATGCACTTAGAAGCCCCTGGGAGCTGGGGCCGCAAACTATGAGCGACGTCAACACAAGCTCCCCGTCGTATACAATGGGGGGTGGGATCTATGGTCCCACTAAGCCGGAATCCGCAACAGAAGGAGACCCAGTTGGAGCCCAGTAGCAAAATTGACGCCATGGCGGTAATTGACGCCCTTGCGTTGGAGGTTGCCTCACTCACTAAGCGCGCCGTAATCGCCGAAGCTCGGGTGGCTGACCTTGAGAACAAGATGAAGGAGAGTAAGTGACGGTTCAGACTGTGGCGGCCCGCGTGGCCCGCCAGATTTGTGACAACGAGAATGTGGGCTACAGTCAGCCTGAGCGGCGCACGTGGTATGCGAACGCCGACTGGGCTGGGCATGTGAGCTCACCGCAGAACGCCGACTGCTCCAGCCTCGTGTGTGGAGCCATCTGCTACGGAATCCACGACACCTACGGGGCCCCTTGGGGACACGCCGCACTCCCCGAGATTAACGACCACTGGACCGGGAACATGCGTCCTGGCCTGGAGGCTCGAGGCTTCAATGAGGTCCCGTGGAACGACTCGGACCTCACCCCCGCTGGCGGGTTCCGTGTCGGTGACGTGATCCTGTCTGCGGCGAACGAGGGTGGCGCCGGTCACGTGGTCATCGCCGTTGAGGACGGAGATGACCCCCTGGTCTCGGAGGCGTGGATCGCCGAGGATGGGTCTATTGACGGCTACGCGGGGGACACTACGGGGCAGGAGACCCGCACCGTCCGCTACTCCTCTCACCTGCACACACGGAATGGGGCGTGGACGAGCTGCCACCGCTTCGATGAGGGCAAGTTCCTGACCCAGTGGCCGGAGTTCCACAAGCCTCAGGCGTCCAGCCAGGTCAAGGCAACGACCCCCGCCCCTGCGCCCGCACCTGCCGTCCCGGCGCACGCACACGGTATCGACATCTCCAGCCACCAGGCGGGCCTCAACGTTGGGGCCCTGTGGGCCGACTTCGTGATCGTCAAGGCCACTGAGGATGACGACTATGTGAACCCCTACATGGGGTCGCAGGCTAACGCCACCCTCGGGGCCAGTAAGCGCCTGGGCTTCTATCACTTCGCCCGCCCGGGTGATGCGGCCACCCAGGCCCGCTACTTCGTGGATGCTGTGCGCGGCTACGTAGGTAAGGCCACTCTCTGGCTTGACTGGGAGGCGAACGCTGTTCCGCAGGGTCCCGGTTGGGCGAAGACCTTCCTCGACACGGTGCGGTCCCTGACGGGCTCCACTCCGGGCATCTACATGAATGGCTCTGCCGTCAATGGCTACGACTGGTCTGCGGTGGCCCGTGAGTACCCGCTCTGGTATGCGGGCGGCCCGGACTACAGCGACTATGGGGCCTCCTACAGTGACCCCGCCGTCCCGAGCGTCTCCTACTGGGGGTCCCCCCTCATCCATCAGTACACGGAGGATGGTAGCTTGCCCGGCTACAACGGGACGCTCGACCTGAACCGCCTGCGCGACCGCGCCACGTGGGACCGCATGATCGGCGGCGGACAGGTCATCT